GATAAAGCTTCCCCAACTAAAAAGTTAACAACTTCCTTCTGCTTGTCGCTTAAGGTGTTGTATACAGCTTGCATATCAAAATCGTCGTCTTCCTCGGCTTCTTCTACATCTTCGTCAGCATGCTGAACAGAGCCTTTATTTTTATCAGCTACTGCTTTGCCAATGAGAATGTGAACCAGCTTTTTCTGATCGTCATTAAAGCCGTCATAAATATCCTGGATAGTTTCATCATCGTCGTCAGCATCAGCGTGTTCAATAGCAGACGAATTGTCGTCCAACGCTTTGCCAACTAAATACTGAACCATCTCTTTTTCTTTATCGGTGAGACCATTGTAAAGAGCCTCATAATCATCAGGTTCAGAATCCGAATGCTCTACCGCTTCTTCTTCATTTTCTTCGTCTTCTCCATTATGAAGAGCCTGATAAATCAGAGCATAAACTACTTTTCTCTGTTTATCGGTTAAAGTGTCCATTACATCCTGAACTGTTTCTTCAGAAGTTTCTTCTTCATCTTCTTCATCGGCATGAGACAAACTAATTTCTTCACCAGTATAGATAATAGCTTCGTCTTCTACTTCTTCTCCAGAATGAGCAAGAACAGGAACGTCAATAAATGCTCCAGGATTAGCTCCCGTTAAAACCAAACTAACTTCTCGAATTGCTCCATGAAGAACGTCTCCACCTTTCTGAGTCAATTTATTTGCATAAATAGATAAAGCAGTGATATCTCCGTTCTGAACAAGTTCTTTTGCATGCTGAGCAGCTTCGGTGTTGTTGAACTTGCCATAGGCATACACTCCTTCATCGGTATTCTCTAGAAGGCAATGACCGAGAACATTAGTAGGGTCATCATGAATATGCTGCCATACCAATGGAACTTCTTTTCCATCGTTGTCTTTGAAAGCATCTTTACGGATGGTTCTTCCGTCAGAGCATTTCAAATCATTTCTCGTGGCCCAGCCACTGAAATCGAATGCCATTTTGAATCCTCCTTTCGATTTCCTTAAACGTATTCAACTTCTTCGTAATCCGAGGCGGCGTCTGGCGAAGCCCCTTCTTCATACGCAACATCCTCTTCTGGATAAGGACTATCCGTCAATGGATAACCCATAGCATCCACAGATTCGTTTAAATTCTTATTTCTAAGTTCATCGGCACGAGGATCTTCACTAGGCTTCAAACCAATGATCTGTCTCATCTCATTCGATGACATGATCTCGTTACGTGTGAACTTATCCGCAATCTCAGCCAATTCGTTTGCAGGAACTAATCGGAATGGATCCCTATAAAAGAAAATAGACTGCCTCTGAGTTCGAGCAGTCTTGGTTAAGAATTTGCGTTTCATTTCGTCAACAATTGCAGACAATATCGGTTCAACGGTTCTGGAATAATAATTCAGCATTGTTCTCTCGTCTGCAGTACCATCAAAGATCGACGTCGTTAAACCTAACTGGCTGTATAGCATACTCGTTAGAAATTCGATTTGACCTAATAGGTTGTTTTCAAGAGAACGATTCAACTGAGTTATATGTTCTGTACCGTCAGTGTATGCAATTCCGTATTTAGAACCGGCTAACTGCATCTCAATATCTTTCCGACGATTTTCTGCCTGTTTACGTCTTGCTTCTGTTTTAACAACATATGGAAGCTGAATAATTAAATCTAACTTACCGGATCCAGCCTGTTCGTCGACCACATCCAGCAATCTTAGTTTGTGTGTTAATCGTTGCAATGTGGAGTTTGGTTCGTTCATAACTGCGTATAAAGGATTCTCAACAATTGCAACTTTATCTTTTGGTAAAATTAAGTCTTCTTTCTTTCCTGTATCTTGATTGTAGACTCTTACCTTTACATGCTTTGGATACCAATTAATAATCTTTCCAGTTCTCATACAAGTAACATCGTACGAGTTGGTTTCCAACAAATTAACATTGGTTTCGACTGGAACAATAGCAACACAGCCTTCGTCAAATAAAGACATGACTACATCCTGAATAAAAGAACGCCCTGTCTGATCACGATTCGCCGATACTGTTAGACATTCGTTAAGTCCGGAATCAATAGTTTCAACATATCTCCCATTTTGATCTAACCTAACGTGTTGGATGGTTGTGGCAGCTACATCTAACGCTATTCGATTGTAAACAGCAGTCACTATTGTTCTTTCATTGCCTCTGGACAATCGTATTCGATCCGGACGGTTGGTCGTGTTCATTCCGCCGTAATAAGCATTAATAGAGCGATTGTATTCCATAGTCGGATCTTTATTGAAAAAAGCATTCCAAGCATGCTGAAGTCTATCTGTAAACTTTGGCATGTTAGTTACCTCTCTCTTTGCGTTTTTCGTATTGTCTTCTTGTTATATAGTCCATGGTAGAGGTGGCTCCGCCAGTATATGTGTTAGCGGTGTTAGCAATCATAGATGTAACGAATGCTGATCCTTTATCCAGAGCTTTTCCGTTCTTCGGATTTCGTAAATTGGTATACATCAAATTTCCATAGTCACCCATAACTAACTTTTTAGCAAACTGCTTTCCAAATTTCTCAGTTTGAATCGAAGCATTTGCGGCATGAGATTGGTGTGAATAAATCGCGTCGGCAGTATCTACTCTAGCCTGTTTAATAGCTTCTTTTTGAACAGTTTTGGCCTCCTTGGCGACGTCTTTGTCCTTACTTTTAACCTTGTCTTTATACTCGCTTTTTATAGCCTTCTTATCTTCTCTAAATCCTTTGTTAAAAGTAACTGCAAGCTTTTGTCCGCTTGTCGAATTAAATAACGCTCGCCCAACTACACTAGCGTTATTATCAACGTCATAATGTTTCTTTCCTTCTTCGTTTAAAGAACCATCTTTGTTCGTATATCTTCTAATTCCCCATTTCTGACCTTTAACCCCGTGATGAAACAATTCGTCAGGGCGTGCTGGTCTGATATAAGAATACATTATTCATCGCCCCTTCCCACTAATCCGTTTGTTTCCTACCGCTGGTTGGTTTACGAGTTTTTATCTTTTTACGAGGCTTAGTACTAGTATTAGAATTCTTAGGGAGATTTCCATTAGCCATATCGTTCAAAAATTCAGAAGCTTGCCATAACAAGGAATCGTTTTTCTTTTCGTTTTCAACCCACTTTTTACCAGCATCCTTAGCCTGCCAAGCCATCTCTTTGCTCATTTCTTTTACAAGCTCTTTGGTTGCTTGTCTCTGCGCTTTCTTATCTGCAGCATACTCTCGAGCGGCATCTTTAAAATAGTCTTTAATTTTCTCGCCTGTGGTTTTCTTTCTCTCTGCAGGCCAAAGACTATCGTCCATATTATCTCTAAAATCTTTATCAGGATTAATCAGTTCTCCAGGTTTTTTATCTTGCACTAAGTCGTCGATAAACTGCTTCTTCTTTTCCTCTTCTTTAGCTTGCCGTTTTTCGTCAATAAACTTTTTCTTAGCTTCTTCCTGCGCTAATTCAAAACGACGCTGAGCCTCTGCTTCATGCTCTTTTATTTCTTTTGGATCGGTAACCAACGTCATCTTTTCGCCATTCTTATAGTTGTTATAAGCTTGCTCGGTGTAAAAATATCGAACGTCGTCTCCTTCACCAACTTTAGCTATATACTTGTGAGATTTCTTTTTGCCCCAGTGATATAACTCGTCTGGTCGTATCGGAGGTCTATATATCATTTTGTCTCACCACCTTCAACGTTTATGTTTCTTCGCATTCTTTTCATGCTCTTTATGCGCGGACTTATACCATTCGTACCACTCTTTTTCACTATCCGAACCTTTCTTGTCGGATAATTTGGCAGTATATCTTTCATTAATGGAATCGTTTCCATCAAATAATATAAGTGCCTGTCTTGTTTCTAATGGAGTTCCATAGTGTCCACCGACTCCAGCAAAATCAGTCATAGCCGAATATCCTTCTTTTTTTAATTCATCTATTACTTGATTTCTCAATCGAGTACCTCTTGGAGTACCAAACCCGGCAGACATTGCCATGATAGCATTTGGTATATCGTCTCCAGACATCGTTTCTATGGCATCATTTACCTTAGGCTTGTAGCAAAGGTTGTACCAGTTGTTAATGTTGTCATCTTTTAACAATTTCTGTACTTCCTTCTTACCGTCATAAATGTCACTTAACGTATCTTTCATTTCTCTAGAATATTTTCCTAAAACTTCAAACTCTACAAAAGATTTGCCAGCGTCAATTTTATTTTGAACATCTTGACTAATAACTTTTTTCATAACATCGTATGTATGTTCTGTAGATGGAATTTTGATATCTTTTTTAGCGACATATGTTTTTTCATATAACTGGTTTACATCTTTTAAGCCGTTAGTTTGCTTAATCCATTCCGCACCATAACTTCTATAGAAATTCCTATCAGAATCGTGAAAAGTCATGTACTTTATTCCATCTTTCGCTTCGTCTGCTTTGGAAGTTACTCTATACAGTTTCGAACCTTTTGGTATTAGTTCGGTTTTAGTTATATAGCTTTTATCAGCGTCTTTGCCTTTGGAATATTTAGCTCCGTTCTGAACAGGTCCAAAAATATGCTGATACCATTTCATTCCCTTCCGACCGAAATGATAAAGTTCGTCTGGTCTTGGCGGTCTTCTATACATTTATAAGAACCACCACCTTACCAAAAATCTTTCGGATCAACCATTACGTTGATTCTCCATTCAAGCTCTTGCTGAATCCGATTAAGAGATTCGTTGACAGAGCCACTAGCCGGGTCAAACATGGATTTAACTCGTAAATATATATAAGTCTGAACAAGATTTAAAATATCGTTATTCGATAATAAGTCCCCCCATGTTTCAGACTCATCTTGAACACAAAAGCCTTTGCAAGAATCTAACCCCAGCTGGTATAGAATGTTTATAGTCGTATTGATATGAACTATAATGTCTTGATCGAAAGCATTATAGGAGCTATCAATACCTAGTAACTTTTTAATAGTGTTTAAAATGCTTTCGTCCATTTTGTATTCATCCTCTATTCAAAAGCTTCTCTATTAATTTTGTATGATACAAAAGCGTCCATCATAGCAGCGACATTATCGATCTTCTGCTCGTGACGCTTCTTAAGTAATTTCCTATTTCCATTTGTGTCTTCGAGCGTAATACTGTTTCCCATTGTGAACGACATAATCTCTTGATCGAAGATGAGCATTCGTTCCTCAGCTAAAGCTTTAAGTTCGCCCAACGGTACAGATTCGGTTTTTACACCCTGAATTACTTTAACGATTCCAAACGGTCCATTCTCTTTCTCCCAACGTTCGACAAACGATTTAGCGTTATACGGGTCATAGCCAATACAAACTACATCGTATTGACTTTCTTCGATGTATCTATCTAAATCGTCATAAACGTCCATCATGTCAAGAACTACTCCTTCTAATACAACTAAGGAGCCTTCTTCCATAAACTCGTTATACTTTTCTCTCATAGCTCGTGGGAGTTTTTGTAGAGTTAAGCTAGTAATATAACTTCTTGCTTTGACACCGAACGTGCCATTAGGAAGTGGAAATAGAAAAGTAAAAGCACAGAAATCATCACCTCGTGATAAGTCTGCGCCCATTGCACACGGGAGATTCCAGAAGTCTGTTCTCCTATGTGGCTTAGTTTCTTCATATGTAAAGAAATATGTGTATCCTTCCATTGGGATCCCGAATCTCTTAGCTAAGATATCATTCCTATTGGAAGGTGCTTTTTCAGCTCTTTCAACGTCTAACTGATAGACTTCGTAAGTAACTGTCTTTCCGAGGTTTGGGTTTGCTTTCAACCATTTACTCGGGTCATTAACTTCTTTAATGTCATCAAGTTTATACCACCAGATAGATACATGGGGATTAACGTATTCACCTTTGAGAATAGAAGTTAATTCCATTTTGATTGTGTCGCCAACGCCGTTTCGAACAGTACCCTCGGAGCTAACTGCTAAGATCAAGTAATCGTCGTTCTTGGAAGCACCCTGCTCAAGAGTTCCAATTACATCCTCCTTAATATCGCCAGAAAGCCATTCGTCAACCGTGTTGATACGGCTATTTAATCCCTGAAGTTTATCTATCGACATTGGTCTGGCTTCAAGTAAAGATCCGGTTAAAAAATTCTCAATGCCCTTCTTTGTCGCCGCCAACTTCTGTCTTTTTGCCCTAGAACCAGTTGTGTTTTGTAAAGACCCTTCCGTTAAGAACTTGTACAAAGGTCCTCTTGATCTTGTGATTGCGGTTCTTATTGGCTGCAATACTTCTTCCGATTGTTTCATCGTCGGCGAGGTATGAACTTGATGTGTTGTGGAAGTATCCACGTTTAAATAGTAATTTTGTATGTATGATTCGTATTGTGATTTAGCAGCACCTCTGGCTACGATCAAATACTGTTTGTTAATTAGTCGTTTTAGGATTCGTTTCCTTACAAACCTTCCACCGTGATTATCTGGTCGAGGCTCGTATACACTACGCTCAATGTAATAATACCAACCAAAGATTTGTTCTCCCCATAACTTAAACGAATCTAATAAAGCTAAATCCGACCCGTCAGTAAGTGTTAATTCAGATTCACAGTATCGAATCCAACCTTCTACAGCCTCGTCATCATAATACACACCAGGGTTGTCTATCAGGTCGTCGATCCTGTTCATCTCCATTGAGATTTCTCTGTTTACTGGGATTTCTCCTCTTAAAACAGCATCTCTGAATTGACCGTAATATTTCGGTACTGCTGTGTTTGATAATGACATATATTAAGCCTTTCTAATTAGTACCATGAGAGCCATGCTTATCGTGCTTACCACGTGGTATAGTTGGGCCATCTGCGTCGTGTTTTCCAGGATGACTACGTTTATACGCACTATGCTTTCCTGGATTTATGTTATGCTTACCGGTCGTAGGATCGCCATATTTACCGGCATTCTGCATAACTAAACTGATATTACTAAACCGTTTTTGAAATCTTTGAACTTCATCATCGGTCATTTTACTCTGATTGTTTAAAAAGTCGTTAACTCTCATATTTTTGATGATGTCGTTAACCTCTGCTTTTCTTGCCCTAGCTTCTGGAGTCCACTGCTTAGCTTTATTATAAGTGCTCATAAGCGTATCAACCGCTTTGTAAGTTGTATCAAGATTGTTCGCCATGTTAGAGAATGCCTTAACGGGATCAAAGTCTTTCTGGTTATTCTTATTCCCATTTTGATTATTGTTTTTATCTTTTTTATTAGAATTTGGGTTATTTTTATTAACCATGTCGACTCTATCATAAGCAGTTTTAAGTTCCGTGTTGGTCATCTTTGTTTTATACTTATTAACTTTTTTAAGATCTCCGCTCTGAATGGCTTTTTCTTTCTGCTTTTCGTCGTGACTAGCTTTAGCCTCAGCAACTTTTGTTCCAGCTTTCTTAGCATATTTTGCTGTTGCCTGGGCAGCTCCATAAATATGCTGATACCACTTCATTCCTTTTCGACCATAGTGCATAAGCTCTTCAGAATTATCGTCTATAAACGACTGCAATTCGTCGTTATCGTATTCGTGGTGCATCATGTCACCCCCGTTTCTTTTCCTTTTTAGGCTTTGGTTGTTTAGGGGCTTTCTGCGTCTTAGATTTGGAATAATCAATGATGGAGTGATGAGAAGCATTTGAGAATAAACCATAAATGTAAGACTTTCCTCGACCAGCTTTACCAGTGTCCGAATGCCTCATCTCATTATACTTCTTAGCTCCATAACCACCCATTAACAAAGACTTAGCTAAAGCTTTACCAGTGCTTTCTGTCTGAATAGTACGGTTCGCAGATTTAGACTGATTACCATAAATAGCATTTGCAGTAGCAACTTTAGCTTCGCCGATTGAAGCTTTTCTTTCGGCTTTTGCCTCTTTTATGGCGGCCTTCCTATCCATCTTAACCTGTTTAATTTGAGCTTTATCGGCATCACCTTTCATAGCTTTAAGCTTTGCTTTAGCCATGTTCGCTTTCTGAACAGCTTCTTTGTATTCTTTCTTAATTGCTTTTTTATCTTGTCTAAAACCGTGATTTCGTCTAACCGCTAAACGTTGACCGAATTCGGTATTAAACATTGCACGAGCAAATCGATGAGCTCCGCCATCAACTCTGTAACGACGACGCCCCTCAGCAGTCAATGATCCATCAACACCCTGAAATCGTCTCAAACCCCATTTCTGTCCCTTGACACCATGGTGAAACAATTCATCAGGCCTGATGGGCCTCACATATCTATACATAATATGATCACCTCGTTGTTATTTAGTTCCATTTTGAAACGTTTTAGTGATATAGTCGTTTCCCTTTTTTCTACGATCTTTCATAGACAGAGAATCTTTTGGAATTGTTCCTTTGTTTATAGGGTTCTTAAATTCATCGACTGGAATCACTGTCGGATTATACGGGCCAACAGTTTTCTTATTCTTGTCAATGAGATATGCCGCATCCATAGATTTGGAGTCTTGAAGAAAGAAGACAAAATGATTTTTGAACTCTATAAACGTCTTTGGCGGTGAAAGCAAAATAGTTTTACTTTTTAAAAGTTCTAATGCTTCATTCAAATTCATCTATTCACACCTCATTTCTTATTCTTAACTCCAACCAATGCTTTCTTTGTAGGTTTGAGATTATCTGTTCTCATATACATAGGAGGCTGATCCGGATTTAGATACTCTTTGCCAGGGAAGTCTCTTAATTTATACTCGTCGTTTGTCTGACAATCTCTAATGATTACTTCCCCGTTCTTAACCTCGTATGACACGGAGTGACCGCCTCCGCCAGCCCAATATACACAAAACTGACCTCTCGATCCTTCCTCGTTATTTTTCAATATTTCTTTTTCAATATCTTTAACGTCGGTAGAATCGGCGTGCGTAAATTCTCCACCTTCATACCAAGATTCAATCACGTCTTCGGTATTAGCAGTAGTTTGCGAAACGGATGACGCTTCTACATCGTATCCTCTCTGACGCATGTCGTATGCTAACGTACAATACGCACAGTTGTTTGAGTATCCATACATATCATACTTATCCGGATATCCATCGCCGTCATTATCTTCATCACCATATTCGTAAAGATTATCGGCATTTACCTCTTCCATATCTTCATCGTCGTCCATGTCTTCGTCTAATTGAACTAAATCGTCAAACGACTCGGGATGGGCTCCAGGCTGAGTTTCGTCAAAGAAACCAGCTCTTTGTGCCATGTCGGCATAGCTTTCTCCTTCTGGATGGGACAGTGTTTCGTACAATGCGTCATGAACGTCTTTATCGGTTTTGCAATCAAATCCATAATCGGCAAGCGTCACAGCTAACTGATTTGCCCATCCGCTTTTCCAAATATTGTCAAACGCTTCTTTTTCAGTGAAATCGTTGTCGTACTTTTCGTATTTATCAGACTGATCCTTCGGAACTTCTTTCTTCTCTTCGTTGGCCTGTTTGTTTGACTCTCCTGGTTTATTTATAACAGCGTCATCGACTTCAACCTCTATACCAGGATTAAAGAAATCTTTAATTTTATCTTTAACTTCTTGTATTTTACTAGGCTTATTTTCTTTCGGTTGTTCTTTCTTATTATCCGAATCTTTATCTTTCTTTAGATCACTAAAAAAGTCTTTAATCTTGTTCTTTACATCACCAGCTTTGTCTCTAATGCCAGAAATACTCTGATTATTGCTTTGCGGATTTGCAGAAGTCATAGCATTATTCTGTTGTGACTTTTGTGGTAAAGATTGAACGCTTGGTTTGCTCGGCTGAGCGGTTTTGGTATTTTGTTGCGGATTTTTCTGTGCTCTCCATGCCGCCAACTCAGCTTGTGTGTAAAAGTATCTGTATTTTGGGGTTCCGAATATAGATGTGCCGTCCTCGATTCTAGCTATGTATTTATGCTTTTCCGCTTTGGCACCCTTTTTCATACCCCAATGATATAGCTCATCTGAGCGTAATGGTCGTTTATACATTTATAACTCTCCTTCACTTATAGCTTTGAGAATCAATCTCCATATAAGTCCATAATATCTTTAAACGAAGATACATCATCGATATAATCAAACAATGCCCAATCTCTATTTTCGGGATTTTTAATCTTATTGATTGCCGAAATTTCTTTATCATATCGTGATTTAAGCTGTTTTGCAGCGTCTACCATTTGCTTATCTTCTTTGGCCAAAAGCTTTTCTACTTTTTCTTTACTAGAAGCTTCATTAACTTTATTAAGGCCGGATTTTGTAAATTTGCCTTTTACATAATCTGAGCCGGCTTTTATAGAATTAGATTCTATAGCTTCTTTAACCAAGCGGCCGGCAAGTTCAATTCTTTTTGCGTCTAAATATTCATTAGCGGAGTCTAATAACGCTTTCGTATTTCCTCCTGCTTTTTTAACATAATTGTATGAGTCTTTTGCTTCTTTGGAAGCGGCTTTGTCATATTCACCTAATTTATTATAGCTTTTTAATATTTCTGTTTTATGCCGTTTTCCTTGCTCGGTTAAAGTTCCGTCAGGATTCTGATAACGACGCACTCCCCATTTCTGCCCTAATATTCCGTGATGATATAATTCATCAGAGCGTAAGGGTCTTTTGTACAAAATAATCACCTCCAAGGACAAGTATCGTTTGGTTTACGTTCAACATAAGTGTCTTCTACCAAATCGATACTTCCGTAATGGATGCCGTTATGAGTTTGGAACGAAACACTTATCAGATATTCCGGATCTATGAGGTAGTCGCTTTGATGTATAATGTCAGAATCAGTTATCGGATTCATGTGGTGAATGTAGATTGGGCCATGAATTTCCATGCCTTCTACTCCCAAGTCACATCCGTTGTCTCGAAGAATGATATAGTCTCGCAGTCTTCTCCACTCTGGTGAACGATAAAAGTCTTGATTTAAGAATCTATTTTGCCCGAATGTTTCGTCTCCGATTTGGGCTTCTAATTTCAGATACTTGAACCGTTCGTTCCAGGTTGGAAATTTCAAAAGTTCGCTGTACGTTCTAATCTTCATACTCTTCTTCCACCTCTTGCTGTGGGGTTGAAGTTTTGTAAGATTGCATTGCTGCAATTGCGTTGCTATACAATTCTTCTACTCTTGCTGCTGACTGAATTGCGTCGGTCTTAGCCTCAAGTAACTTTTTCTGTTCCCTCATTATCTCTTTTTCAATTTTCTCTCTCGTAGATCCTAGTTTTAAGTAGTGTGTAATAACTTGTGCAGAAGCGGTGCCTTCTCTTAGCTGCTTTTCAGCCAAGTCAACCGCTAATGCTATCATTTGGTCCTCCCGTGCCTCAATAGAACTAGCTGGCGGCCTTTTATAAGAGCGTGCCATAAAGTTTCCACCTCTTTCTGTTTGCTTTGGTTTTCATTTGCAAATGTTTGTCTAGGCTTTTCAAAGAATATCAAGAAGAACATTGACGGTTCCGGACAGATTGAAGACAGTTTTTATGCAGAAGTGGAGGTATCAAATGGCCAAGACAAACCAAAATGACTCCCTTGTTATAGGAGGACGATCATAACCGCCAATGTTCTCCTAGATATTCTCTGAAAATTAGAAAAAAATAAGGCATGGTTTGATTAACGGACTCGAAAGGAGTACTTGAATCTAGAAAAGAAGTAAGTCCGTTTAGCTACCATGCCTAAAAATATAAGAATTGTTTCCCCAAATATAACCCCCGGAGAAAAATCAAAG